ATTCTAAGGAGTATTATTGCGCGGTACTCTTCATCAGACATGCCTTCTCGTCTTACACCAAACAAAGCACCGATGATGTCTAGGTTGACACCAGCGGCATTGTATATACTTCTGTTCTCAAGAAGCTGGAAACAGGCGTTTTCAATCTCGTTGTGTTGTATAAGATATGATTTTAGGAGAGCTACGATTACAGGTTTGTCTTTCCACTGGGTGATAAGCCTAGACATACCTTGTTCTACGTGGTCTACTCTTTTTATTCGTGCCATTTATAACTCCAATATAGTAATATCTGTAGTCTCTATATTAGGGAATTCATCTCCTGCAATAGGAAGTCGTGCAGATTGCCACAAGAGTGGATCTGGTATAGCTCCTGATGCAGATATAACTTGAACTTCTATTATCAATTCATCAATACCAGTAACGTCATTTAATATAGCGCCTAACACTCTGTTTGGTATTACATCATTATCTACACCCAACCTGTTGATGAAATCGTAGACAGTAGCCTCCATGGTGGTCTCCCCAGCCGCAGGGAATAACTCTTCGCTGTATTTGCCGTACTGTACTCTACAAGCTAAATAGACAGCTACGGGTCTTGTGACATAAACTGAACGTATCGTGCCATTGGAGTCTGTTATAAGTATGTTTGTATTACCTACCGTACCTATCCCCGCAGGTTTAGTACGCCAAACCTCTTGACCTATTTCGTCAAGCCCCCCACCAACTATTATAATCTCGTAAGAGTGGGCTGGTCTTCCTTTCTCGTCTGGTACGGCTAATGTGTTATCCACTACTTTTACACTTGTAATGCCAGCTATGTTTGAAAGTAATGCCGATTCTATTGAAGGTATTGTACCTGTAGAGCCTGTAGATGTTATGATAGGTATCCGTAACCTAAACTCTTCGTCTGTCTCTTTTAACCTACCAATAGAGAGTTGATTTAAGTTTGTTGTAGATGTTAAGCCTGTCACTGGTGTCACTATAGATGTAACTGAGTTCAATGGTGCAACAATATCACCTACTTCTTCTGCAACTATAACACCCCGTACAGTAACCTCTTGTGCTTTAATATATGTAATCGTATAGGCTGATACTACTGCATCACTTGTAGTCTGTAATACTAACCTGTCATCCGCTACGGTTGCTGAAAAAGTAATACTAATATCTAAATCTATTCTTGCTTTCAATCCTGCCAGTATCTCTTCAAGAGTGGCATCGACACCTGACGTATAAGCATACACAGTGTTATTAGCTGTAATAGTATAAGTAGTTGCATCTATGACAGTAGTGATTGAGAAGGAGCAGTTATAACAACTCAAAGAACTTAGGGTTAATGTACTTAACAGCCTAAACCTGTCATTATTAATAGGGTTGGCAATAACAGTATTCTCTGGTACTATAGTACCATCTACCCCAGTAAACAATTGAATGCCTTGAGTAAGGGAGTTATCAATACGAACTACACCACGCAGTGCAGCTAGGTCATCTAAGTTCTTACCTTCTGCTTTATCTATGTTAAACGCATCATAGATTGCTTGCATTAATTCCCAGTTTCTAGCATCAGATGCAGTTAGTATATTATTAAACTGTCCTAGGAGTTCATCATCTCTTGTATTGATGTTAGGGTTTATAGTTGCTTGCTGTATTCCTTCTAGGTTTTCAAGTAAAGTTGGGAATCTTTCTATTTCAAAACCTTTTGATGTTAATCCTGCCATTTCTTCTCCAGTATGCTATCCAAGGGGTAGGTCTCGTATACTGATAACTTCCCCGCTAGTGGTTCTAGCTTTGAAATTAACTACCATCTCTCTAGTTATTTTATTAAATGTAGATTCATAACTAATCACATCAGTTATGTTTTCTCTGAAAAGTATTTGTTGTTTTATAAGAGAGTCTATATATTGCTTAGATGAACCTGCCCCTAGTAATTGAGCTGGGTTATTCTCATTAGCCAGCCAAGGGAGGTATGCGTTTATATTAAACACCCACTCTCCACGGTAGCCTCTTAAAGTTATTAAAACCTGTTGCCTGCTTGATTCTTCTATTGAGTTTGTTAATCTCATAGTATTGTTTGTTAAATCTATATCCCCCGTAAAAGGGTCTAGGTAGAAATCTATAGCCATGCTGTGAGCCTCTGTAGTGCTGCTGGTAAGGTTTTAAGGGTAAAGGTATACAATCACCCTACTACTGAGGTACACCACTTGTACTGCCACCTGAGACAACCCCACCGTGGACATGTGTATCTCCAACACTAACGCCATTGTGTGTAAGTGAACTAGAGTTTATGCTAACATTGGCAGCATCAATACTGACATCACCTACTGCTGTTAGGGCTATATTACCTGCTGCCACTGCATTCAGGTTTCCTGCCGCAACTACTTGTACGTCACCATTGTTGTAAAGCGTCACATTACTGCCTGCAAACTTCAATACTACGTGGTCAGGATCTGGGTTTAAATTAGTGGCTGATGTGTATAATCCTGCTATTGCAATTCCGTCTGCTACGGAGAAGTGTCTTTGTAATCTAGGAGATATTGGAGAACCATCCCCTGCGCGCCAATCTTCTATATTCCGTTTTGAGAAACAAACTAAAACTGTATCACCTTTCTTTATAGGAAAGGATAGAAGGCCACCACCAGCAGAAGGAAATATAACGGGTATATCACCTAGGAAAGCACCTTTTACGAAAGTTCTATTAGGTAGTGTTCTATTAATTGCAATACTCACAGCGATAGTTTGGTGCGTCTCAAACTTCTCTGTATTCTCTACTACAGCAGGGATACAAGTATAAAGAGAGTCTTCTAAATGTTTCTGTATAAAGCCCCTCAGTTTGCTTTGGGCATTATCATTTACATCTAACATTTGCTATACTCCTGTCGCTGTGATATTAGTAGTCCATTCCTTACCCTCATAGTCTAAGACATGCTCTACTTTTATAATCTTATATGTACCTTTGAATTCAGGTATACCTTTTATCTGTAAGAACTTATTTGCACTTGCATCACCATTTAAGAATATATCTAACTCTATTCTACCCTCTCGTTCCACATTCTTAGGGTCATTTGATTTCTGATTGGTGTGTTTTATAGAACCTTTTACATTTTCTGGACGGACTATAAACATCTCTACTGTCTCTAAAGTGTTCTTAGGTTCTATATACAACCTGTTTAGTACGATGTATGATCTATAGTCTATCATACCTGCGACTGCGCTTATGACATCTAAGATTGGCCCTTCGACAGGTAAGTCTGTTCTTATGTGAGTTGTCTGTGCGTTGGCATCTATACTACTAAGATTCAGGTCTTGGGCTGTAGAGGGTAAGCGCACACGGGAGCCTTCTACAATACCGTAACCTTTCGCTACGCTTAATAGATCTGTTAAGATATATGCAAAAGAATCCCCAGCCAAGTATGTCTTAGTTATATAACCTTCAATACCTGCATCTATAGCTTGTGTACAGAGGAGTTTGGTGATAGTATTCTCCCCTTTCTTCTCACTACTAGCTACTTGCAAGTCTCCTGTGTATAGCGGCTTTAATTCTGCATCCTGTGCATAGCCTCCATAGAAGAATACTATGTTAGCATTTCTTATGAAACCTAGATCTTCTTCAGATACATTATAGACTTCAATATAAGCTTTATCTTTATCACTAGCATTTCCTGACCTAGTTTGTGGTAACAGTGCCTTGATTTGATAGTTAGTTAATTCAATGTAATTACCCTTCTCAACCACTTTCACTACGGGTGCAGTTCTTGGTAAATGGAAGGGGTAGGATGGATCTGTTTGTCTTCTTGTATAATCATCTGCGGCTAATGCTCTTAAAGCGGGATCATTAAAAGCTTCTATGTACTCCCCAAAGGGTAGCGTAGATGAAGTTGTTGTAGTGATAGGCAGCTTACCTATTATAAGAGAATACTTCCTGCCATATAGTATATCAGGCATTATCTATCTCTCCTTGAGTTAAGTATATTAACTCATACTCTAAGCCTAACCCTACCGTACCTAGTGTGGCAGGTATGGAAGTACCTCCTTTAAAACTCTTACAGAAGAGATCTCCATCAAAAGAATCTAGCTTATATTTAGCTAAAAGGGATTGATTTTCCATTATCTTAATACCTGCTACGAGCAATTCCTCGCCTCTGTATATAGATATGCGTAACCTTTCATCGACTTCATTATAAGTATATATAAACTTATAAGTTGTATTATTTAAGTCAATGTACTGCTTAACACTAGAAGACTCTATTGGTACTGCTATAGAAATTGCCAAGGTGTTCTCCTATTACTTTACAGTGGGTGCATTTGTACCAAACAGTAAAGTATTCTCTCTGTCTCGCTTCAGGTAATCAAACCTACCCTGCTGGAAGCCGTAATCTGTGACCTCAGCAGCATCTACTGCTTCATTAGAAGCGGCTTTGGCTTGTTCTATTGCAGTCATTTTTCTCATAATATCAGCAGGCGCTTTAGTTAACTCTGCCCTTGACCCAAACCTCAGTTTCTTAGCTGTAAAAGATAAACGATAAGAACTTAGGATATAATCTGCTCTGGTTATAGTACCATTGACATTATCTTGTTTCACAGTTAGTGACTCAAACACACAGGAGTCATATATATCTAGTTTATCCCCGACATGGACAGAAAAAGGTACACCACTTTGTTTTAATCTTGTGATGTACTTGATAAAATCGCTAGTGTCTTGATGTGTGTTTGATGATTGCCTTGAGGTTCTATTCTTAATATCCGATATAAGCCCTGAGAAGGTTATGATAGTATTACTATTTACATAATGATCAGTTGCTTGTTTACCGTTAGCCAGTGGGAATGATGTTGCCCTTCCGTTCTCTGTTATCTCTATTTCACTTGTAGAGTCAAAGGAGAATATAGTTTCTTCTTCGTTTGTAGCTGCTCTTATATAATAAGCACTCAAAACATATCTCCTTTATACTGTTATTTCGTTCCATGCAGCTTTCATTCTTCTGGAGGTTTCTTGTATATCTGTATCTCCATGGAATGCCAGTGTCTGATTAACTGTAACTTGCTTAGTGCTACTGTTTGTTACACCTGCAGTACTAGACTTACTGTTCATAGCCTTATCCAAAGCACTATCCATACCCTGTGCAGCAGACATAGCACCTCTCTCTGCTAGTATGCTACCTATTGCGTATAATGCACCGATACCTGTTGCTGCTGCTAGTCCACGCATAGCCCATTTAAGCTTAGTAACACTGAGGGTGATACTAGTAATACCTGAAGCCATTGCCCAAGCCTTTACTGCTGCTACACCTGCTAATCTTATGAAAGATACTATTGCAGGTATCGTTGTAGACGTTAGAGCCGCTGCCAAGAGGAGTACAACGCCTGTAGCGCCATTCTCTACCCCGAAAGCCTCTATGATAGAGCTAAGGGCATTAAATAGACTTGCGAACACCTGAATAACTACATTTAATACTACTACTAATCCTGACATGACAGGTGTTATTGCTACAATTACATTCTTCAATCCCTTGAATAAACTAACAAGTGCATTTCTGAGGCCAGCCTTAAACAGGGAATCACCCATGTTATCCAAAGCTATGTTCATATCAGCTATACCAGCGGTAACAGATGCCATTGCTTTATCGAAAGCACCAGAAGCTATTGCATCTTCTCTCATTAAGCGGCTTACTATCCCTATAAACTCTTTTGAGTCTACTGTACCTGTAGCAATTGCCTTACGATAGTTATCTGCTTCCATGCCCATCTCTTTCAAGGCTGCGGCGGCTGTACCAGCAAACTGAGGCATTTGCTCAATTATCTGGTTCATTTCTTGTGCTTGTACGACAGGGCCAGCTAACATTTGCTGGAAACCTAAGAAAGCAAGGTTGGCTTGATCTTGTGATAAACCTGTGGAACGTATGGCAATAGATAAGTCTGTGAAGTTCTCTTTGACCTTCTCAATACTCATACCCGATGTCTTACCAGCTACAGCAAACTTAGCAAAACTCTTAGATAGATCTGCTACACGTATTTTAACTTGGCTTGCTAAGTCTTTTACAAAACCTAGATCTATTGCTGCTTGTTTGGCATTCCCTGATGCAAGTAACATTACAGCACCAGTATCTTCTAAGCGCCTACCTATGTTTACTAGGCCAGTGACTGCACCGATAGCAGCAAAGACAGAGATGTAGCTTCGAGCCATATTCTTTAATGAGGATTGGAAACCATGTACAGCCCTAGTGCTTAATTTTAACTGTCCTCTCATACTTCTAACGCTAGTGCTTAACCCCCTAACCTTTATCTTACTTTCAGAAAGAGATGTGTTTAATTTATCATCTGCGGCAGAATTTCTATAAGTAGTTTTAGCTAACTGTTTTTTAAGGTTATTAAGTTTTGCTATCTCTACTGATAATTCTTTTTTCAGGTTTATAGAGGTTTTATCTGTATTATTACTTAGATTCTGTTGCAGGTTCTCGGCTTTTAGTAGATTACTATCTATTGATGATTTTGTTGCCGTGCGCTGTCTGTTTGTTATAGGAGTTAAACGTGTGTAAGGGGCAGAACCAGTGTTAGTTTTCTTTGGTGTGCTCTGCACTGCCGTTTTTCTTTCAGCGTTGGCTTGTTTCTCTAATTTGACAATACGGCTACGCTTAATTATCTCTCTATCAAGTTCTGCTGCTCTCTTCCTGAGCGTACTTACAGAGCCTTTGTTTAAAACGTTATGCTGTTTACTTATACTTAAACCTAGAGATGAAGCTTGATTCATCTTACGGCGCATAGAGTTTTGCGCTCGGAGAAGAACAAGATCTTTTTGTCCTGCTTTAGTAGCGGCTACTCTAGGTTTACTTGTAGGAGAATTAGATTTACCCTCATACTTCTTCAACTTCTTTTCTAATTCCTTTAGGCCACGTATAACCTTAGAATTATCAAACTGTAACTCTACTACCCAATCCTGAAGAGTTGGCATGGTTATCCTTTTTTATCTGCTTGCTTCATTTCCATCTCATCGTCTTTGCTTTCAGCAATCTCACGAGACTCTTTCATATCTATCCATTCTTGCAGTTTCATAATGTATATGAATGACTTCTCATACATTAAAACTTCAACAGATCTTTCTAAGGCTGGGCAATACTTATTAGTGGCTAAGTTGAAAAAGAACCATTCTCTTTCAGTGAAAGTTGAAAGTTTAAGTATTAGCTCTCGGATTCTTCTTGATTCTGTTCTTTCTTTCTGCTCATCATTGTTCTCAAGGTATGGATTTCGATACCCTTTGCCTTGAGATAACCCGTAAAAAAACTTCCGAAGTTCTCTTTTAAAATGAACTCTAATACTGCAATATATTCACCATAGTTACCTGCAAAATGCCTTTCATAACTAATCTCTGCACCATCACAATAAACACCTTTCATTAGTGTTTTACTTGTTTCAGTTAAATCAAGAGAATCGAGTGAGCTGGTCAAGGCCATAGCTAACTCCATCCAGAGGTCTTCTCTTTCTAAGTCTAAGTTCATTGCTTCGTCTTCTACAGAACTACTGCCACCAGCAGTGTCTATAAGTACGCCTAATGCTGGGCCGAATGTTTTAAATATTTTCTGAGATATGTCTAGCCCAATTGTTGCATTTAGTGGTACAATAGAGTAAACTCTACCTGAAATATCTTTCTCTTTAATGTCATTACTATTCAAGATTCATCTCCTGCAAGATAGAAGGAGGGACAAGCCCCCCCTTTTATTTATTTATTTATTATAGTGAAAAATCAGTTAGTATTTGTCCAATAGATGCTGCATCTGCAATGGCGCTTGCTTCGTCTGCAAACCCTTCTGGTACAGCTTGTATATTCATATCCTGAACATAAAACACCCAATCATGAGAACTACCTGTAGCTGTGTTTCCACGAGTCATAGTAGGTGATGTTTTAATGTGTGCATCAAACAATAGTGCTATAACAGAACCACTAGGGTCTTTGATAGTCATGTTTGTGGATACTAAACGACCTGACAGTTTCTGAGCATTTACAATAGCTGATAGACGCTGATTTGACGGAGAGTTCTGTTGTAATTTAATAGTCACAGTGCCACCGAAATCAGGAGACATAGAGATTGCAGTACCACTATCAGCACCTACCTCTTCATCTGTTTCGTCTGTGTTTGGGGCTATCTCAATAAAACTATCTGGTGCTAGACCTAAGAATGTATGACCAGCCCACGCTATCTTTACAAGGCGGCTAGAATATACTGGTATTTTGATCATTTTATTTAAAACTCCTAATTAAGATTTTGCGTCATAAGTTAGTGAACCTGTTATCTTAATAACCTGTATTGCGCCAGAAAGGTAAGCAACAAAATCCCCTTTGAAAGTCCTTGCCGCAATATCTCCAAAAGATACATCAGGTCTATCAGGGAACCTTATTTTGAAAGGGTTATCAGCTTGCAGTATATTAGGTTGACCTTCTGCTTCTACATAACGGCCTAGTGTACTTTCAAGTATATTCTGTACTGCAAGTATTCCAGATCTTGTGTAAGGTACTACAGGTTCGTTAATAAGGAAGTTTTGATATGCCTCAGTAATACGTGCCTCTAAAAAGTCTCTGTTACGAATAACATCAATCCATTCACCAGCACTAACTTGACCTCTTCGTGTTACTACTATTCCTCCAACTGTCTCAGTGAAATTAGCGTTCTTACCTACTAAGTTGTTTTTCTCTGTAGTTGATAGGGGATTGCCTGTGCTTGCATTTTTTGCTGCACTGCTTGATGTTCTGTTGTTAGCCCATATTTTCTTACCTGCATCAGAAGGTGCTGCAACGGCAATGTATTCCATCTCTAAGAAAGCAGTATCTGCATCATCGTGATACCATGCAGACGTCCTAAAATTCTGATCCTGTCTGAGTACAGACATGGTATCTGTAGCTACATCAGAGTAGACTGCTAGGTTTGCTACATCCTGTAGAGAAACGAAGTATAGTTTTGTTCTTGCTTCGATATCTGCTGCCATAGCTTGCACAAATGCAGAGGAATGATCATTGGTTGCAATAAAATACCAATCGTTATCTACAATAGTAATAGCTTCAAGTATATCTGCTGCTGACTCTGTAGATGTTGTGGTGTGAATAAGTCTGCCTACGTCAGTAATATAGAAAGTATCTACACCAGACTTAGATAAGGTCAGTGTTCCTGTGTTATCTACGGATGTTACACCTGTAACTACAGAGTCACCTAGGACTTCGAGTTCACCTTGAAGAGCCGCTGTTATTTCATCTGCTGTCTCACTGCCTGTGGTGGTTACAAAGCTTACAGTGACTGGTATGGCGTCAGTACCTACTACTGTCAACTCAAAAACTTGACCAGCACTTGACACTAACTCTGGGGTAAAGGTAATATCATCTATTTCTCTTCTACCTAACTTGACCATAGCAGGTGGGATGTCTTGAGAGAATGCAGCTCTAGCTCCGATGTAGGCATCTGAATCTGTAGGGACATCTCCCGCTACTCCTTCCAAGTCAACATAAGAGCGCACTCTTTCTGGGAACCAGACGTGATCTGTTACAAAAATTGGTATACCAAAACCAGTTCTACTTACCGCTGAGGTTTGTAAACTAATATTGACTGTTACGATTTTATTATACAAAAGTAATTCTCCTTTGTGTTCTACTTATAAAGATGTATCTAATTGTTTAATGGGTAGTGGGGCATCATCTGCAGTATCTCTGTATAATTCCCCAGTTGTACTGATAGTATTAAATGTCCCTACGATTCCATCTACATCTGTAAATCTATCTACGATATTAAATGTTAGATTAAATGCAGCTACTTCTAGGTTTTGGGTCTCTAATCTTGTAGGAAGTGCTATGACATCATACGTCTCTTCGAGCTGCCCTGTAGTTTCTGCGCTTATCTTATCTAGTACAGGCTCTAGTCTTAGATACTGTTCCAAGTTGTGTGCTATCTGTGTAGCATTTCCACCATAAACTGTATATTGAAGTAAAAGTTTATAGGATGTATCTATAACGTACTGTTCTAACTCATTAACGCCCTCACTTAATTGCCAACCATCAGTTTTAGTTGTATTTAAGACATCTATTAATATATATGGATAGCTTTCTACTACACCATCCTGCCTCTGTTTGAATACAGCAGGTATGTCTTTATTCTTCCCTATCTTAGATAAACTATCACCTACAGCAGTCCTTGCTATCCTTATAAAAGTACCTAAAATAATATCCTGATCATAAGCCACTATAAGCCTCCATTCTTTAGTCTATCTTGTCGTACAAATAGTGTTTTATAGTGCCCAAGTGATAATCCATTTCTATTGTGATTAGCAGAGGTAGATGCTATATACTTCTGTCCATCTATTGTGGTAGTATCCGCAGAGGCATTGTCAAACTGTTCTGTTGTTCTCAGAAAAGTTTTTGTCCTAATAACAACTACATCACTAGATTTAAGACCTTCTGGTAATACTACCTGAGTCTTACCTTCTCTATATGGCTGTATATTACATTTTATAGGTAAAGAGTACGTCTCTCCCTCTACCCATGATCCAGCTTCATTATGATACCCATCTTCTTCGGATCTATTTATTGTTAGGTTTACTCTCTCTGTTAGCCTAGGCATTTTTAACTACCACCTTGTATCTTGCTTTCTGTTTAAGCTCTTGAGTGTCTAGCATAGGTGTTGTATTGTTATTAGTTAGTGGCATGTGAGGGTAAGCTACCTTACCAAACATATCTCTATACTCTTCTGCTAGGACTTCACCTACGTCATTTAAAAGCTTATTTTCAGCATTAACCTCCATTACATTCTTCTGCCAAGTATCTACTATACTATTTACATTAGCATTTCTAGCAATACCATGGTTACTGAGGTTAGTAGCTATAAACTGGTACAGAGGGCTTTTTACATTACCTTCATTATTCTTAGCTTCACCTAGATGCCATATTCTCAGGAGATCTGGATTAGTTAGTGTTGTACCTGCTCTAATGCCGTCTGTTTCAAAGTGACCTACCTGAATAACCTTGCTTTGGGTTTTCTCTAAGCTTTTTACTAACTTGTTTAACTGTTTACCCATAAAGATTCCTTAATAATAGTAAAGGGCATCATCATCACACGGGTTTATATTAGGTGTATTGCTTGTGGTTATTTTTATACCAAAACCTTTACGACCTTCTGTATATCCAAAAATAGGGCATATATCTTCATCTAGTGTTTTGATATAATTGCGCCATGCAGTGGATGCACCTTGAGCACTAAACCACTCCAATTCTTCGCCGTCTACCTTCTCTCTTTTTAATCCTTCCGTGTCTGCTGTTGCTTTGCTTAGGTTTACGTTTGCAAGTGCTCGTAGAGCCTTACACAAGACCTCAGGGTACTTTTCGTCATCATCTCCTACAGCTTTTATAACATGCTCGTTAACTGCTTTTGTCTGATGTTCACTTAAAGTGTTAGAACTGGGCAACCAGAGTAGAGTGTCTTGGTATAATTGATTCCTATCTATATTCAATCTGTTCCCCTTTCTCAATATTCTTTATTATTAGCTCCTTATAGAAACTAATAATAAAGAAGCTACAAAGAGTAGCTTCTATGGGGTAATAATGTTTAACTGGTAGAAGTCAAAGGGATTATTAATTTAGGGCTAATGTTCATAAACAACACGTTAGATTCTTGTGCTACGTGGACACCAGTACGGTTACTTGTACGAGTCCATGCGTAAGATTCTAATGCAGTAGTATTGACATTATCACGATCTTGTGCAGGAGCGAATACTCGCTTGAACAGTACATCACTACCTAAAGGAACTACATAAGCATCAGCATCAGCAATCATCTTAGTACCCAAAATAGCCGCACTGTAACGGATATAACGGAAACCATCATGAGAGTCAAAATACTGATAAGCGAAGTTACCATCAGTTGCACCAAAGTTATCACGAGGGACGCTCATAGATGCAAGATCAAGAGGGCCACGCACTTCTCTGGCCAAACCTTCTTGCTTTTCAATCAGAAAGCGTGAGTTGTAGAAGTCTTTACCACAAAGTATTAGAGCACTAGACATAGAAGACATTGAAACATCTAACTGCTCTTGTAGTGTATCGTACACGTCCCCAAATGCAGAGAAGTGGTCAATAGCAGTGGAACCTAGATCCATATCAACTTTAGCGCCACGGGCAGTTCCTACGATATCAGTAAAGTAATTATACTGAGGCATTGGCCCGCTGAAGATGTTGTTCTGATCTGAGGTAAGTAGGGTAGCAAAAGAGATCTCATTGAATAAATCCCAAGACTGACGAGATTTCTTCATCATTTGAGCAATTACATACTCTTCATCCATCAACTCAGTAGAGGCTGGCTTACGCTTGTTAGCATAATCTTTAGGGGCTACATTGTAGCGCAAACCGAAAGAACCTACTTCAAAGATACGCTGTAGTGCTTTATCCTTTTTCAGGTCGTTACCATACTCTTCAAAACGCTTACCAGATGGTAATTGCAGGGTATCGGTTAGTTCGTCGTACTTAACAGTATTTGTTTCAAGATACGCATTATCGGTAGAATTACCAAATACTGCAGTCAATAGCATAGGTTTTGGTTTAGTTTTTTCAATAAGACCAAAACCAATATTCTCCATTTCAAAATCATTTTGAAGTGAAGATGATAAGGCTTTATCCATACCTACTAGAGCTTGTTCTTCGTTAATTTTCATATTAAATTTTTATCCTTTATCTTAGTAAGATGGAGTTACTACAGTAGCAGTATCAATAGTTGTAATACGTTGTGCTTGCATTTGAGTTAAGAAGGCTGCCTGTTTAGGTGCTGCTGCACTTCCCCAAGCCATGCCGTCATTAGTGATGGTTGCATCACCGCGATACAGGATGGTCATAGGTACATCCCCATCAGCTAAGTTAATATCTGCTTTGTTAAAACCATAACCAAATTTATCACCAACTAGGATACCTGCAATAGCACCATCGGGTAGTGAAGAAGGGCCAACAGCAGGGCTAGTGCCAAAAGTCTGTGCGACATATACTTCAAATCTGCCGTTAGTAGTGTTCCAGACAACTGGGACGCCAATACTACCGATAGTAGCAGTACCACCAACAGTTACAGTTTCAAAGTTAAAGTTAGTTTTTGTATCTTCTTCAAAGGACATTACACCTTTTACAAGGTCACTGTAAGTAGGTCTTTGAGTTGCATTAATAGGCATTATTTATAATCTCCTTGATTATACTAAGTATTTAGCGATTTTTTCTTCGCGTGATTTTTCTAATTTGACTTCGGCTTCGCCTGACTCGCCTACTTCTTCACTTAGTGCTTTAGCAAGAGGGTTATCTTTAACTTCTTTTTCTTTGTTTAATTCAGATTCAGCATCTTTTGCTTTTGCTACTAGGTAATCCATTGCCTTATAAATAGCTTCGGGTTCAGCCAGTTCTCGCAGTGCTGCAATAAGTTCTTTACTAAGGTTCTCTTCAAACTCATATTTAGCAATAGCTTTATCTGTTTTAGTGTCTGCTAATTCCTTACGGAGTTCGATCACTTCTTTCTTCAGTTGTTCAGACATATTATCGTCATTTCCTTCTTGTTTTGATTTATCAAGGTTTTCTACCTCAGCTTCCCTTTCAGATTTAATATCTTCTAAGGTAGAGGACTTAGTTTTTTCTTCCATAGATTTAACTACTTCTGAAACATCGTAACCTACAGCTTCCAGCAATGACTGCTGTTCTATAGATAATGTCTTTCCTTCTTCTAGTGATTTTAATAAGATAGGCGTATTCATCAATGAACACGCACCACCAGCACTTTTATCTGTTAGTGCTAGGTGTGCTTTATCGAAATCAAAAGAGATTTTTGTTAGCTTACGTTTTACTGTGCTCATACTTCTTCCCATGTAGCTATTGCACCAATCGAGTGTCCCATGAAATCATTAGATTTACGAAGTTCCCATGCTTTGGCGTTGTTATATTTTACCTTAACTAATGGCATACCCTCTTTAACTTCTGTATCTCCGATCATACAATCGTGTTCATTCACCCAAGCCTTAACAGCGGTAAAATCATCTGTCATTACTTTGTGAAAGTAGTTTCCTTTCATCTTGCCGTCTGCTATTGCCTTATTAAATGACTCAACCATTTCGTAGCAAACCTCAGCAGAAGCGTAAGTATCTCCTACACCATCCACATCTCCTATAGAGATATACAGTGGTTCTATTGCCACCATCTCGTCTTCATTGAATTGTTTAACGATTTGAGTTGTGTTTTCCTGTTTTGATTTAAAAGTATTTCCAATCTTATTAATAACTTTTAAGAGGGCATTCTCCGGTTTCATACTCATGTTATTACTTTTGCACAGGTCTGACATAGCTTTCAATAAGTCTTTATCTAAATACTCATTATCAATTTCCGTGTACTCAGTAGCACGTACAACTTGGGCAACAACATCACCAAAACTGGGTAGCTTCCCCTCTTCTAGTATATAGCTTGCTTTCCATGTGTATTGCTCGTCCTCGTAGTATGTTTCAAAATACACATACTGCTCGTCATAATCACATAGATAAGAAAAGACGCGCTCGTCGGCTGCGGCTGTGAAGTAACTCTCTACACCGTCTGCTAGTAATCTTCGTTTATCTGACTCAACTGCTTTACTTAAATTCTTCAAACTTAACTCTCCTTCTGTATAGAAATTGGTGTTCCATCTTTTATGTTGACTGCAATAAGCTCAGAATCTGTTTCATAGTCAACCTCAAAATGTTCCATCGACTTGTTTTCAGAGTTTAGAGAAGAGCTTCCGCCGTTAGCTTGTGTACTACCTGTACCAGACGTACCTAAAGATTCACCAGCCCTAGATTCTTGCTTCTGTTCACCGCGCTTGTTTAGGTGTTCTTCTAGGCCTTCCTTGTTGAAGCCAAGTGTGTCATAGATGTCTTCTATAGCTTTATCAGAAAGTAAATCAACAGAACCAGCTCTTTGCATGACCTTAGACATTGTATCAAAATCAACCTTACTCGGATCAGCAGGAATGAATGTTGGCATATCTTTCCAATCAAGGAGGTAGTTATTTGCACTAAGCAATCGAGTTGCTAGTTGTGTATTTATGACATCCACTTTCCAGTCAATGCAACGCTTGATATAATAATCGTGAGTGCTCATTTGGCTGCTTGCTAGAGCATTAGAACCGTGGCCATTCTGTCCTAATAATAAAAACCCTGTACCAAAAATATTGTAAATAGATTTACGTTTTTGGTTGATTATATTTTCAGTGTTATATTGTGTGCCTGTACCTTGTATACCTTTTAACTCTAAGTCGTATAGTGGTTTACCACTCTCACCTGTATCTGAGGTTAGTACCATGTGTGTTGATTTACCCTGCTGGAGGTTCTTAGCATCCTCCTGAAGGGCTTTATACTCTTGGTAGGCCTCTGGGTACAGTTCAGGCTTACTGGCCTTCTCAATCAATTCTGAGGGGATGCGTATAACTACTAAACCACCAAAATCTTTTGATACCCCAATAACTTCGTAATGTTCTACTAGCTTCTTCTCCGTCCACGCATCATAGCAAGCTATTAGTGGAGAGTTTCCTTGCGGATCTGAGTTTGTGGGGTTGTGCCTGAAGTGTAGGACTTTCTCCTTAGACAAGAAGGGGTATCTTGACTCAGAGTAGTAACCACCACCCACCGTATCCATAGAGATATTATTTATATAATTAGGTAGTGTTTTATCTACCCTACTCCCTATCATGGGTTTCTGAACAAAACCTTTTAAGTCTCTATTGTATTTATCCCAAACCCAACCATATACAGATTTCTGATCACGGGGCGCTAGTTTGCTTAGTGTATAAGATCCCTTATACTTCCCCATAGTTGCTTTCTTGAGTACGATGTTTGCAAGTGAGAAACCATACGTTAAATCTGTTGCTGCATTGTTCATGGCCTCAAGCCAAGTCCCTTCATCAAGATTTCTTATATTATAATTAAGAAAATCTGTTGCGGCATCCGATACCCTAGAACCTGTTGAGTGGAATTTACCAGTACTGAGAGCACTTACTGTTTGGATATTAGTGACATCTACAGAGTTAGCTACTGCATCATCAAGCATCATATTATCAAAGGTACATAAACGTCTTGGCATGATAAGATCTTTGTGTCTCAGATCTTGTATATACCGAGAAGACGTTACTATGCGAGGTTGCCCTACTTCTGTCAAAGGTCTTACTACCGCCTTCATACTGTTCTGAGCTTTGTTACTCTCCCCTGATTCTGGTTCTTTTAATACCTCTGACATATACTTTCCTTTTACTTAGCAGTGTCAGTAGTCTTAGCCTTGGCCTTGCTTACTTGTGCCTTTGAGGTAGGTTTAACTGCCTGCACTTCTGGTTCAGTTGGCTGTTCTGTCTTCTCATCTTTTACATTAGTATCTTCTAAGTCTCTATAGAATACTACACGGCCAATTAAACCTCTAAAATTACGCATGGGTGTATCTTCACGTTTATCGTTATCTGCTATTTTCCAACCATCTAATACTGCATCTTGGATTTCCATGAAAAAAGCTTTTTCCCACTTATAACCTCTAGCTTTAGATGAGATAACTTTGCGCTCTTGTTTAGTATCTGTCATTTATGTTTATTCCTTTTTCTTCTAGCGTCCCTCTTTCGGAGACTGTGTGATTGTCCAATACTCCCACTGCGAGAGACGGAGAGTTCTGTTGGTTTCTTACTACTATTCTTACAGTTCTGGTAGTTGTTGCGGCATTAAATCCTAGTGCTGTGGCATCAACTACGTCATCTTTCCTTGCACTTGTGCTTCGCTCTCCACTGAAAGCTTCTAGTTGTTTGTAGAAATGCTGTAAGGTTGCTTTGTTAAAGCTCTCTTCTACTATGTAGACAAGCCCTAACTCGCAGGCATTGCAGAAAGGTAAGAAGTCTTTTATTTTCTTATCTGGTGTGTTCTTATGACTATTATCTTCAACAACTTTTACGCCATTCTCAACTAATTTACTTTTCGTATAAGTGTGGTCTGTTGTGCCTGCCCCTAGATCTTTGGTTAAGACAACTGAGCAATCATCGCCATCAAACTTGGCCTGCGCTGTGAGCAGAACATCACGTTCACCTGCTAATTTTCTGAACTGACCAAATACTTTATCATTTTCTTTTAGTTCTCTTTGGTTGTCATCTATAGTAGCGTGTTGATAATCCCCTACAATCCAGTACATTCCCTGTGCGTCTTTCCCTATCTTCGGGGAGCAAGCACTATAATCTGGGTATTTATTCTTCTCACTAGGAACTGAATAACCTTTATCCCATCCCCTGTACCATCTTATTGATGTTGGTATGTCTGCGTAGCGGCGTACTCTTTCATTACTCTCTCCACAAACCCATTGCCGTTTCCAGAGCTTTGCACCTTCTGCCCTTGCGTACCAGTTCCCGTAAAGGTTTCTAGCTTTATCTACTTCATTCATCCCTTCTAAGAAAGCTACATATTCAGGGTTGTTGTCTCTCATTATAGGGTTGTCTTCTATAGTACAACCTATAAAACTAAAGGAGAGTATTGTTGATTCCCATTTTTCTTTTGGTATGTCAAACTTCTCACCTAACTCTTCCCTAGAGGAACCCCATACAAACTCACCACCTTTTCTGACAAAATAACGTGTAGTACCTTCCTTACTAGGGTCTGGGTAACCTTCTTCGTCTAAGTACCAGTCAACTAATTCTGCTATTTTGTGGTCAGGGTCAGGGTTGCAGCTTATAACTATCCTTGACTTATACTTAGATCCAGAGCGCATTCGTTGGAATAAGTATTCAATTTGTTCCCACTCAAACAAAGTTCCCTCATCAAAATTACAGAGAGTGAACTGCAGGCCTTGGTTTTTCCTTGCATCTTTAACTAACTCCATCCCTTTGTATACTGCTGTAGCACCGCTAGGGAATTTGTAGGTTAAGCGCGAGAAAGTGGACTTAGGTCTTATGCTCGGGTGTAGTGTTCCAAATATATCATTAGCTGTATCCCAAACACCACCTTGGCCTTTTATCTCGTCCATTGTGCGACGAAATGTGACAATGGCTGTATTTGGGTCATCTATGTAACGCAATCCTAGCATTTGCTGGAGGTACGTGTTNTGAGTGACAATACANCCATCCCCTACTACATANAGTGCGTTAGGGTGATCTACTGTCAGACAACGCATAGGTTTGTATTCATCTAGTAACTTAATGCTTTCTAATGTACTACTTGGCTGGTAGTTTGACTTGGTTACCTTATCTGCTTTTCTAGGTAATCTAAATGTTCTTGAGTCATCCCTAGATTTGATCTCTATCTGCCAACAAGGAACACACTTATATATAGTTCCATTTTTTTCTACTTTATTCCCTGCAGGTCTGAGTTTTGGTATAACTGAATAACCTAAAGAAGAAGCCAGTCTACAAAACCCTTCTTTTAGTTTATCGGATGTTGTAGAGTATTTAAGTCTGTGTCTACGTGTTTCTCCGCATTCATCTATACTACCGTCTGTATCCATCATGCCCTGTAACAAAGCATATCGCTGATCAATGTTCCCGTGTAGGTATTGCTCCGGTATAAACTTAGTACCAGCAAGAGACATATCTTCTAACTTCCCATACAGAATATCCGAGTCTGGTTTTTTCAGTCTTATGTCCCATGTATCACCTCTCATTGGGTAAGCGTAATAAGCTATGTTTAGTTTATCATACTCAGACTGGAAAAAACTTAGATCATCTTTATGGGTTACTACTTGGTTTCCTGTTATATAACTGTCTCCCAGCAGGCAGCCAAGTAGGTATGGATCTATTGCAAGTTCCTTTGTGGTGTACTCTAACGCTGTTGTTAGGGGTATACGGAAAAACCTCTTACGTTTTACGTTAGGGAAATTCTCGTAGTGTTTGAACACCTCTAGTGTTGTCTTTACACACCCCTCGTTATCCCAACGTGCAAATGGAGACTGTTTATCGTTTCTCCAAGAACCGTACCACCTATGATCTTTACAGGCATCAACAACAGTGCCGTCCTCGAAGGTCATTCGATATACTTGTGCGGCTGTTATAGGGTGTGCTTTCAGCACTTTTGATGTGCCACCTTCGGGGTTTAGTAAAGTATCACCATCTTCAACATCACGGAGTAGTTTAGTTCCATCAGGTGTGTGGACAGGTAGCATAATATCGGTTTGCTTGCCACCTCCCATCGCACCACCGATGACTAATATCTGTGCATTGTTGGCTAGGATCATCTCATGCTTTTCGGAGGCTGGTTTGTGAACTGTATAATCAACTCCCTCTACAAGTTTTTTCTTTCTAGCCAATATGCTCTCCTTAGTTTATCTCCAAGTTTATTGTTAAAATATAAACTCTAGGTGTTGGATTAGATGTTGTAACTTTGTTTATAATTTGATATGTCCTACCCACACTACCTCCTGAGATCCAACCTATTGTTTTGGTTGCGTCATTTGAGGTATTGTAGATAGTTATATCAGGAGAGCTACACGTCCATTCCGATAAGGAGATAGTGTCATCGACATTAGAAAGTTCTCTAGTTAGGTCTACTCCATAATCTAACTCTTCTTCTACCCTCTGACAGGTATCTAATACTTTCCTAAAACACGTCATACTTACACCGCTGTGGAAGTTACTGTAACTGTAAGTCTTAGTTCATCCCCTGCTTCCATATCACGATTGGCTGGGAAAGCACCTATAGAGTATAATGTNCCAGTAGTACCNCCCTTGGTTGAGTCTGTCGCTAAAAATGCNCCGCCAAATGTTTGAGTTGCACTTACACTAAAGATAGCCTTTGCTGTTGTGTTTGTAGCTTGTTGTGCTGATACAGCTCCAAGTGTTAAGGTTTGACGTGCAGTTTCAGAGTATGCTGTAGCCTCAGTCCACCCAGCATGGGACGCTAGAGTATCACCAGCAGCCGATACAGGGGTTGCTCCAGTTAGGCCTACATACCATGCAGCAGTATAAGCAGATCCTTTGAAATACTTATCCAATACATCATCTAAACCAGCATCTACCACGATATTAGTAAAATCACCGTCAGATAGCATTACACCATCACGAAAATGCTCAACTTTGTAGATGTTTCTAGCACCAAGTTTTGACTGAAGTGCAGGGGATACAGTAATACTATCTTCAAAAGTCGTTTCTGTTTTACTATTTGTAATCATATTCATAATTAGAATTTTAATACCCTATCTTCTTTGTTTATTGTTAATACTCTACTCTCTACGCTGAGTGTGAGTGTCCGTTTAGAAGGTAAACTTAGGTAGAGTTTTACTTTACTTCCTTCAACAATTACATCTGTAACCACTGCCTCGGTTATATTTAGGTCTTGTATGATATTACTGATGTACTGTACTGTTACTTTATTCTCAAACGTAAGAGAGTCTATCACTGATACTCGATTAGCTATTTGATCTTCAAGTGATAGGTTACTTGTAATTGTTTCGTTTATTATGTAATTTTGTTGCGTTGTTAGGGCTGTATTTACATTTTCTATTAAACTTACTTCAAATATATTACCAATAGTTAGCAAGACATTGTTAATTATATTTTCTTGTATGTTGATGTCTTTAGTAATATTGTTTGAAGTGATTACATCTACGTTTAATGCCTCAGAGTTTATATTCTCTGCTGTGATTCTATTACTTAGATTATAATCTGCTGATATAGAACTAATTAAAACTTCTTCTACTATGCCACCATAGTTGTAGTAAGCATTGAAACTACTTTGTGCCTCTAATGCTTCTTTAACTACTAGATTAGCCGTTAGTGCCGTGTCTGCACTCAGTGCTTCTTCTACTGCAGCGGATATAATGGCAGAGTTAAGATAACTTTCTGTTAGATTTGTATTTTCTATTATAGAATCTTGTACGGCTATATTACTGAAGTAATCTACTGTGAGATCTATGTTACTTAGTAGGTTATTGTTAGCAGTGATATTGCTTGTGTTATTGGCATCTAACAACCATTGATACGCAATATTACTATCTATAGATATATTGTTTTCTAGCTGAGTACTAATCGAGATACTACTTGACATTGTACTGCTTAACGAAGCAGTATTTGATCTATTGAAATCTAATGCAGTACCTGCTGTTATAGCTTCTTCGTATATTAAGCCACCACTGCCGCCTTCCTCTCCCCATGTCCCTACAGTAACCCAAGCGGTTGTAGTGCTTAGGTTGTCGTACTCAGCAGCAGTCCATTCAGGTGTAGGCTGGAATGAGTCTGATACTCTTACCTCGCCAATATCTGCATGTATGTAGCCAGTGGCAAATCCGTTAGGGCCACCAATCTTGAATGACTTATTTTCTGTATTTGTAGTGCTTGGTACAGCTTGCCCAGCAACGCCATTTAAATAAACAAACCCACCAACGGTAGCGGCTATGTGTGAGGTTTCCCCAGCTATTGCAGTGTTGTTGCCTGTGGCGCGGAGAGTAGTTTTGTTTGCAAAACAGATGTCGTAAGAATCAGTATAGCCATCTATTGTTGTATTTTCCTCGGCGTTAACCCACATCCCTGTATCGGCCTCATTCCCCATACTCACAACAAGCTGAGTTCCGGTGGGGTTTGAGTTTAGCTTCACCAACACTGAGACGTGTACTGGTACAGGGTTAGTGACTGTTGAAGGAAACTGTATGTAGTCATTTACCCCGTCTAGTTGATATGCCTTTCCCCAGCCATACGGCCCTGTCCCTATAGTTGGACTGCCTAGAGGAGTTCCACTAGAGAAGTTACCAGACGAATCTACTGTGGATCCACCATGAACCACTGCAAGATAGTCAATCCATACCGCATTTCTACCGTATGTTGCTGTTGCCGTGGGCTGCACAGTTTGATTTCTGCTAGACACCCAGTGTACTGTTGATCCAGTCGTTGCCGTGGGGTGTCTTACATGAATCTCTACATCAGGGGATACCCCTGTTACACACCTAACTACCTCCATAGGAAGTCTTGTTGTTAGTGTGTCATCGGTATACGGGATTGCATTACCGCCACCATCTATAAATCCGCTCGCTCTACCGTCTAACATTTCCGCAGGAAAATCTGCGGTCTTGAATGTAGCGATAAAGTTAGGAAGAGATGTTGTTAAAGGTAATGTAGCTGTATACCAACTTAACCCTGCATCAGCAGCAGTAGTAAATATTTTCCAAGTAGTCCAAGCTGAGGTAGTTGTACCGTCATCTTCTTGGACTCTAAATTCGTACTCAGTTGATTCATTCAACCCTGCTAGGTCGTAGAATAGATCGGCTATGCCAAGAACTTGTGTAGTCGTTAGTGTGGCTGTATCTCTCCACTCAATATTATAGGACATTATCCTTGCCCCCAATTCAAACGTACTGAGTTAGCTCGGATGTTAGATATAGATAGGTTTATAGGTGTAGGTAGTGTTGATGTGCCAGCTACAAAAACCCAC